CTCTGCTACTTCAATAATTCGACTAATATATGTAGACTGCCATTTCTCTAGTCTTCTTAAACGGCTAATAAGCTGACTAACACGATCATCTTTATGTTTCTTTAGAAAAGCTTTATCTGTTGATAAAGGACGTTCACCTAGTAGTTTTTCGAAATAATCACCGATAACTTTTTCTTGTGATACAGTGCAATATTCACCAACGTTTTCCCACAATTCTTCATACAGCATTTGGATTTCGTTATCGCATTTGATAAAGGATTCTTGAAGGTAATTCATATCGACAGGCATTCCTACTCGTTCCATTTTTAATAGTTCAACCATTAACTTATTTTCTTGCTCTAGCAATTCCTTTTGTTTACGTTGCAGTACTACGGGGTAGAATTTTTCTACAATTTCTAATGTAAAAATACCATCACTATGTACATATTCGGTCATTGTTTCTTTATTTACCTCTGAATAGTTAGCGAATGGATAATCCCTCATCCAGTTTGTGTATAGCTCATCGATTTCTTGAGGTATACCAAGCCAACGTTGCTTACGCTCTTTAGTAAACAACTCCATATCTCCACGTTTTTTAACCTTGTAAATTTCTTTTAATTTTCCTATACCCCAACCCTTATGAGCTTTAAGTGACTCTTTAAGGACACTACGTTTTTCATCGTTAATTCGTCGCAAATCAACTTTAATTTCTTTTTCAAATTCCGATGCTCGTGGATCAATGTATTTTTCAGTAACCTTCTTTAACCCCAGTAAGTCTCCGCCATCTCTAGCAGAAATAGCTTCAAAAGATAAGCGACAAATACCCATTGTATCAGTTAGGTTTTTTAGACTATAAACCGTTTCAGCAGGAACTCCACCGTTGATAAGCATATTTAAATCGTACTTAAAGTTATGACCTACAAACATTTGTAGTCGTTTCGATAATTCTATAACTTTGTTAAGTAGCAGAGAGTCCTGACTAAATGCAAATACTCTACCTTTGAAGTCTTCTGTTTGATGCTTTTTCGGAAGCATCCATCCGAACACCCACATGAACGGTTTATCTTTTATGATATGTAATCCAGTAGTCTCTGCATCGAGAACTCCTAGCTTTGGTAAGTCTTTATTAAATAACTCCTCAATTTCTTCAAAACTATCTGCCCAATATTTTTTGTATTTCTTTGTTATATCTGTTTCTAGTTTAGGAGTAACTAGCATTTCCTCACCTCTTTCTTTTAAAACTCTAGGACAGCGTATTCTTCAAACTTTTTGTTCGTCTTAAATGTCTTATTATCAGGAGTCCATAAGCTATAATAACTACATAACTCTTGCGTATAAAAAGGTGCATTAGGATTAGTCACAGAGAAATCGCACCAATGACACAATGGCGTTGCTTTAGGAGCGTATAAACCTGTTTTTTCTGCTTCAAATATAGAATCTAATATCTTATTCAACTTTTTCAATCCACGTTTATAATAACCTTTTGTACATGCTAACTGTTTCTCACCTAGTAAAATCATATCGTACATAAATTCTACTGGAGTTTTACCGAAAATGTTTTCACAAGCTAAAGCGTAAATAAACATTTGCAAAGGAGTAGTTAAATCTTTATCTTCATACACCTTATTTGATGATTTATAATCGACTACTCGTAACTTCCCTTTATCGTTAATGTCAATTCGATCAATGAATCCATTAAGGATTACTTTTCCCTCATATTCAAAGTTGAAGTTAATCTCAACCGCTAGAGGTTTCCATTGCTCACCAATCGAATCATTTTCGAGGTAATACAAAAAGGTTTTCAATTTATCTTCGTAACTTAAATTACTTTTTGTATTTACTTCAAAAAATGTATCTTCTCCGAATTTTTCTTTGATGGCATTTACACCAATAATAAAATTTCCTTTATCCTTATCTGTATCTTCTGCAATTCCTTTTAAATACACTTCTTTTAAATAAGCGTAATCATTGGGTATACCCTCAATTATGTTTCTATATTTTATTTCCAATACTTTATGTAATAAGTTTCCTAAATCCAAGTGAACTGCATCGGACTGTACATAGTTACCATCTACGTATTTGTACTTGTATTTCATTGGACACTGTACAAATGTATCCAACTTACTGTAACTGAATTTTGGTAAATTACTCAAGTTACCTCTCCAATCTATATTTTATATATGTTATTTTTATATAAGCTATCCCATACTTCCTTACCTTTATCTGTAGGAGAATCCTTATGTTCTAAATTGTTTTCAATATCAATAATTCCGTACTTCATTCTTCCAGTTAATTTAGATGCCTCTTTCTTCACATATTCAGCATCTTTATCTTTGTCAAAAGCAAATATGTATTTTATATCTAAGCCTAAATCTTTTAATAATTTTATTTGAACAGGAGATAATGTATCGCCTTCTATTCCTACTGCATTAGGGTATCTCCACTGAGTTAGGAACATTGTTGTTTTCCCACCTTCTACAACGATTACTTCTTTTAAACGTTGTATATAAGGTAGTGCTCTGTGCAGATTAAATAACTCTATGGATTTGTTACATGGCAATAAATAAAGGTACTTGTACTTATCCTCGATTTCTTTGTTCTTACCACAATACCTACCCTTTATACCAATTAATTCACCGTTCTTATTATGTATTGGAAATGTAATACGCTCCGTATTTACGTCGATACTTATTTGAAAATACTTTTGAGTAGATATACTCAATCCTTCCTCATACCACTTGTAATAAGGAACTATACTGTTTACATTTATGTGTTCTTCATTAATCACTTCATTTAAAACATTTTTTTGACTTTCCTTCACAGAAGCCTTTTTTAGCCAATCATTATATCCCTTTACTGGCAATTGTATATCGGAAGTAACTTTATAGAATTCGTCTATAAACTCTGGATAGTTTAATTTGTTACATACCCAAAATTTACTTTTTGACAAAGTATCTTTTCTTTCTTGATCAGTTTCAGAACCATAAATAATATAACTTACTATATCGTAAATACTTCCGTTTATTCCTCTTGATCGAATGCTACTTGACAAAGCTTCATTATTCCTAACTTGAACACTTCTTTTATTTTCACCATCAGGTAATCCTGCGACATACAGCTTACCATTTTGCTCTGTCTCAATCCCCCAACAATCTAAATGCTCCAACAGTTCTTCTATACGATTTTCTGTATATATCCTTGTTTTTATCTGTTGTAGTTCAGACATCCCTCCACCTACTTATATCATTTAATTTCCGTAACGAGGAACTTTAACTAAAGCTACTTCTTTGAATGAGTTTATTTCATAATTTGCTTCATAGATTATTTGTTCATCTTCTGAACCGAAACGATTCTTTGATAAAAATAATACAAGGTACTTTTTTTCTTTATCTAATTTATAATCTACTTTATACCATTCTCCTGTTAGCTCATCTTTCTTATAGTTATAAGGCTTAAGAGCAAATTTACAGCCTTCATATTCGTCATCGTATAGGAGTCTACCCATCATAACAACTGCGGCAACCTCATTAATCTCCATACTTTTACCTGTGCTATCTAAGTCAAGGAATCGTGTTTCTTTACCTAGCTTCAATTGTACTGTAGCTAAAGTTCCGACATTGTAATTATCTTCTTTAATCAATTCATGTAACTCTTGTGCTGAGTTAGAAAATGCTTCCCAACGTGCCATATCATTTTGTGAACGATCAGGCTTAAATGTATCTATTATTAACTTTGAATATCCTTTAGGACGATACAATTCAACTCTATTATGTATATCTTGCATACGGAATTTCTTTAACTCTAATGTTTTAATTAAACCTTGACCGTTTTCTCTAGCCCATTTTGATGCATTCCGTAATTTATCGAACATTTCAGGTGAGAAATTTCCACTGTTCATTTTCTCACGGTTAATTGGCTTCTTTAGTACTTTGGTAGAAATAGTTGCTAATAGTAACTGCCTCCACTTTTTAACGCTCTCCTCATTGATCGCTAGAATAGCTTTCTCTTTGTTCTCAAATAAACTAAGAATAAACTTCTCCATAGCTATAGAACTTTTACCAACTCCTGAAGATAACACTAGGTAATAAAGCGATCCATTCTTCCAACCTTTGATTTTCCTATTTAATATCGGCGCATCGTGCAATGGAATTCCCATAGCTTCACCTTTATCTAATTCTTCAATAGTCTCATCTAAGTTATCCACTAAGTCATGCTCTATAACATCGCCTGAATTAACTTGAGCAAAGGCTTCTTTAGCTTTAACCTGTATGTACAGTTGTGCTTGTTTCAATGTTACCTTGCATAGTTTATTTATTAAAACTTTATCATTTACATTGATCAGAGCCTCATCCTGTAATTTTCTTAAGCTCTCATACTTCTGTATTTCGCTAAAATGGTACTCATCATTTTGTGAATCGTTCTTACAGGCATCCATCAGTTCAGAAATAGTGCCGTATCCACCAAACATGTTATAAGAGTCAATATAGCTTTTCTTCCCAACTTCTTTTGGTTGAGAAACAATATATGTATAAACTGTTTTATCGTCAAAGTCTCGAATACCGTTATTGTACATTTCAAATCCTAAAGTAAAATAAAAGTACCAAACATTTTCTGTAAATGTTTCTTTTGTAATCTTATGTGTTTTATACTTTTGATACAGGTTAGGATTATTCCATAGATATCCATTAAGTAAAGACTCATGTAAAAACGAGGGCTCTACAAACTCTTTAGCATAATTCAATAGTTTTCAACTCCTACAATAATTCTGAAATATCCATTTCGTCTACTTTCT